ACGATCGCGTCGAACCAAGGATTCCGCAACCGGACCGACGAGTCCGGAGTCCTTGAGCCGAGCGGGACCTGGATGCACCAAATGTGCATCGTCGGGATCCGGTTCGCGGACACCGCGCCCGCCGGCGTTCGGGCCGTCGACGCGGCGCTGATCCTGAACAGTTGGGGAACGAAGTGGATCGCATATTCGGGGAAGTACCCCGAGGACCAGCCGGACGGTTCGTTTTGGGCGGAGCGGCCGGTGATCGAAAGGATTCTGAGACAGGACGATTCTTACGCGATTGGCGACATAAAGACCGGATTCGCATGGCGGGATATTCATCATGGAAACTGGCTCGAAAAGTGACGGGGCCAAGCCCCGCTGGGACCGGCGGCTGATCCTGGCCGCGGTGCTGTTGTTTGCGCTGGGCTGGATGAGCGGCCAAGGGGGCGGGAATCCGTTCGGCCCCGCCAAGCCGCAGCGGCCGTTCCTGACGGCGCTGGCCAAGCTGGCGAAAGCCGGGCTCTGGCTGCTGGTCGTCGAGCCGGTGCCGGACGATCTGCCACCGGATGACAACTACGCGGCCGCCAATCGGGACCGCATCAACCATAGGAGCGGCTGGTGATGATCACGATTATCGGATGGCTTATTACAGGCTGGATCGCTGGTTCGGTCGCGGAATGGATGATGCCGTCTCCGACCCCGAAGCCGGGCTGGGTCACGATCGCCATCGGCGTGGCGGGCTCGATTGTCGGCGGGATGATCTACGGGATTGTTTACGGGGCCGGCTACTCCCCGGCCGGGATCGCGTGGAGCTGCGTCGGGGCTGTTGTCTGTTCGATGGGCTACCGCTGGTACACGGAGGCCGGATCATGATTGCCCTGTATTACCTGATCGTGTCCTGGCTGGTCTGGCTGTCGGCCGATCCGGCCACGCTGGATCTGGAGTATCCGCGGGCCGCCGCAGCGGTGGCCGCGGCCCGGGCCAGCATGCTGACCGAAACACCGCCACCGCCGCCGGCCCCGGATCCCAAGCCCCCGCAGCCGGCCCCCAAGCAATGCGAGAACTGCAACGGCCGCGGCTATGTCGTCATGCCGGACGGACATCGGGTCGTCTGCCCGGATTGCAAGGGCTGCCCGGACGGCAGCTGCAAGGTGAAAAGCGTCCTACGGTAGGACGGAGGCTGGTTCACGGGGCCGGGGCTCCCGCATACGTTCGGGGAAGGTTTGAGCAACTCCCCGCACAAGGAACAGATCAATGCCCAGCACCAAGCGCGCCAAGCTCCAGGATGAATCGGTGGTCCTGGAAAAGGAAATCGAGGAACTCCGGGCCCAGGAGGGCGCCGAGGGTGTCGACAACGAGCAGCTCCAGGCGGAGCTTGCGGCCGCCGAGGTGCGAGCCGTCGAGATTGCCGAGCAGCTCCAGGTCGAGAATGAGCGGGACGAGAAGCTGGCCAAGCTCCGCGCGGCCCGCCAGACCCGCTCGAGCGACTCCGACCCCAAGCCGGCCGAGCGGAAGGCCCCGGCGATCCACGTCGTCGGCAACATGCGGGGTTTCCGGAATCAGGACGACGCGATCAAGGGCGGCATGTTCCTGCGGGCCCTCGCTCGCGGTGACCTGGCCGAGGCCCGGGCGATGGGCGAGACCAGCCCGACCTATGACGCGGTCGGCTCCGAGCTGGTCAGCCCCGAGCTCTACCGCGGGTTCGTCGATGTGCTGTCCTACGCGAGCGTCGGCGTCCAGGTGGCGACCCTGTTCCAGACGGAGAGCCACACGTTCGAGATTCCCAAGATCGGTGAAATCTCGGCGGAGTGGATCGACGAGCTGGCCGAGGACAGCGGCGACGAGTACCCGACGAGTAAGGAGACGGTGCAGCTCTACAAGGCTGGCCGTCTGGTTGAGGTCTCCAACGAGCTCCTGTCGGATGCCGGCAGCGTGGTCAACCTGGCGAGCCTGTTCACCAACCGGATCGCCCTGGCCCTGGCCAAGAAGATCGACGATACCTGGCTCAACGGCGACGTGGGCAAGAGCATCAACGGTCTGGTCGACGAGGTCTCCGCCGGGAACACGGTCACCGCCGGAGCCGACAACGACGGTTCCGACCTGGCCGAGCTCGTCGGCAAGATCGACAACCGGGCCAGCAACACGGCCTGGGTCGTCAGCTCCGAGGGTTGGACCCACATCATGAAGGCCAGCGTCGTGACCCAGTCGACCACGATTGGCGACCGGGTCCTGCCGGTGGTGATGGGTGCCCCGGTCTACCGGGTCCTGGGTCTGCCGGCCGGCACGCTGGCCCTGTACGGTGACTTCTCGATGGCCACCGCCGTCGTGACCCACCGCAACGGGCTCCAGGTCGCGGCCAGCGAGCACGCCGGATTCCGGAAGGACTCGATCGTCTTCCGCGGCATCCAGCGGTTCGGTCTCGTCAACCACGACGCCCAGTTCGTGGCCAAGCTCGAGGACGGCAGCAGCTCCTGAGCCCGGCCCGAGGATCACGGATGAGGCCGGCGGGTGGCAGGGATGCCGCCCGCCGGCTATTCCGTAGGAGGACCAGGTGAAACGTGACCCCGTCCAAGTGCGATTCCTCCAGCCCTACCGCGGCTGTTCGGTGGGTGAACGGATCATGGCGACCCAGCCCCTGGCGGAGCAACTGATCCGCGAAGGGATTGCCGAGCCGGCAGCCGGGCTCCCGGCCAGCCGGCCGGCGGTGGAGCGGGCCGTGGGCCCCAGTGATCGGGAGGAGCGCTGATGGCCACCGAGATCCTGGGCGGCGCGGCCCGAAAAAAGTTCATCGCGCTGGCCGAGGGGGCGGCCGGCCGGCTGATCACGATCGAACTGGTGGAGGGAGAAGTCCTGCCGGCCGGGGACTTGGTGGCCGAAGCGACCAGCGGGGAAGACGTCGTCTATCTGGTGCCGACCGAGACTGAGTCGAGCGGCCAGGTGACGGTCGAGGTCGAGATCTTCCCGGAGGATTTCGCGGCCTACGGGTCGTCCAACTGGGAGCTGGAGGTGGCCGTGGACGACACCGGCAGCGGCAGCGAATCCGAGTCCAGCGACAGCGCATCCGGCGAGGGAGACCGATACATCCTGTTTCGGGCCGCCGTCCAGTACCGGGAGGTGGCCCCGGTAGTCATCGAATCGACGACGGTCACGACCCTTGAATCGAGCGGGAGCAGTTCATGATTCCTGACACGATCCGGACATTGACGGAGCCCGAGATGGAGCCGGTGTCGCTGGCCGACGCCAAGCTACAGCTGGGGATGACGGCTGACGAGACCCAATGGGACGCGTTCCTGGTCGACAAGATCGGCGCGGCCCGGGAGCTGGTGGAATCCCGGCTGGGCCGGACGATCTACGCGACGAAGTTCCGGGCCCGCTGGAGCAAGGAGCAGACCGAACTGACGATCCCCCGGCCGCCGCTGCTGATCGACGATAATCACCCGTTCACCGTGACCGTCGACGGCGAGACCGTCCCCGGCTCCGACCTCGAGATCAACGAGGACGCCTGGCCGGCCACCGTGGCCGTCTCCGGCGGCCGGACCGGGGCGGTCGTCTGCGAATACTGGGCCGGCCAGCTGCCCGGGTCACGGATCAGCCGCCGGCTGAAATCGGCCATGCTGCTCTACGTCACCCACCTGTTCGAGAACCGCGGCGTCCTGGCGGCCGACGCCACGGCGGTCCTCCCGAAGGCATTCGAGACGCTGCTGGCGTCCGAGAGCCACAGCGGGGGCTACTGATGGTGATTCCGGCCGGAGTCCTGCGGGACGTCTTTGTGTTGGAGCAGCGGCCGACCGCGACCCGAAACGCCGTGGGCGAGGTGGTCGCCGGCGGAGACTGGCAGACCGTGGCGACCGTCTACGGAGCCTATGAAGCGCTCGCGTACACGGAACTGGAGCAGCGGAGCAAGGTTTCCGGCTCGATCCAGGCAATCGTCCGAATCCGCTATCGGTCCGATGTCACCGGCGGAATGCGGCTGAAATGGCAAAGCCGCGGAAATCGAACGCTCTACATCTCGGCCGTCCTGGAGCGTGGCAACCGTGAGGAGCTCGAGCTGACCGTGGAGGAACAGGTGGCATGATCGACATCGACCTGGATCGCCGGATCAATGACGAGATTTCGGGGCTGATGGCCGCGTACCGCAAGCTCCCGAAAAACATCGCCAACAAACACATGCGGGCGGCCGTGGGCCGCTCGATCAAGCCCCACAAGGGAACGCTCAAAAAGAACACCCCGCCCGGTGGCGTCCGCCGCGGCCGGCGGCGGAAGGGTGAAAAGCCGCGCAGCAGCGGCGCGCTGCGGAAAGCGGTGGCCGTCAAGACGAAGAGCCGCCGGCTGGTGACCTCCGGAGTCCTCGGCTACCGCGGCGGCCCCGAGAGCCGCAAGGCCATCTGGTTGGAGTTCGGCACGAGCCGCGGGCTGGCGCCGCGGCGGATGATGGAGCAAACGCTGAACGAGATCCGTCCCCAGGTCCAGGCCGTCCTGCCAAAGGAACTGCGGTTCGCCCTGACCAAAGCTGTCAAGGACGTGGCCCCGCCCGGCACGTCCCGCTATCGCGGAGGGTAAACGATGGGAATCCCCGAAACGTGGCTCCACCCGGCGATCGAAGCGGCTCTCAACGCGATCAACGCGTGGCCGGTGGCGATGACCGGCGACAGCGATCCGCCCTATGTGATCTATCGCCGGGAGACCACCCTCCGGGAGCTGGTCCTCCAGGACACGCTCTCCGGGACGCCGGTGGCCGACGAAAACCCGCCGGTGGCCACGTTCACGCTCGAGATCCTGGCCGACAGCTACCTCCAGACCAAACAGATGGCCAACGCGATCTCCGGGGCCCTTCACCGGTTCACGGGGCCGGCGGACGGTCTGACAATCGACTGGTGTTTACAGGACGACGAGCGGGACGCCGAGGCCGTCTTTCTCGAAGGCCGCGAAGTCCCGACCTACATCGTCGAACAAACCTACCGCGTCTCCTGGTCTGAGGGATCCTAATGGCCACGCTGTCCTCAATGCCGAGCCCTGGGCCGTCACTGCCCAGCGGATGCACGAACGTGAAGGTCCGAAACGTCGGCAGCAATCCTTCCGACAGTTCCAACAAGCTGGACGTCACCACGCTGTCCGACACCGAGCGACAGTACGCGGTCGCTCCGCTGGTGGATGTCGGAACCGGCGCCGACGACACC